CCCCATCTCCAATACCGATATAAACATTACTCATGATGATATAGTACCCGTAGTCGACCCATCATGCGTATCACGGCCCTCCTCCCTGCTCTCGTGGTGTTCAGTCTTCCCTTCCCGGTCCAGGGGTTCCACGGTTTCCCGCTCTGGAAAGTCATCACCGGCCGGGTTCGTCGGGGGTCCACGGCCCCACCCCCACCCCCCGATCCGACCCCCGACCGTGAGTTCACCCCCAAGTTTTGTTACCAGTGTCGCCATTATTCACCCCCCAATATCCGTGACAGTGGACCCGACTTTGGCCGCTGCTTACGTGATAACCAGAATTCTGATATAGATATGCGAATCTCGCTCTTCCGGGTCACGGGCGTCGTACCGGTATTTCAATACAAGTATGAGTATTGTATGGTGACCCGTGGTGACGATAACAAATGTGGCTCGGATGCCGAATGGTTCGAACCCCGGCCCTGAAGCCCCACCCCCTAGCCCACCCCATAACCCATATAGAAACATCCCACGATGATATAGTACCCGTGCTCATCCACACCCCCTCCCCCCGAGCTCATATACTATATCATCCCCCATCATGCACTTCATGGCTCTCTTACAAACTCTCGTGGTGTTCAGCCTCCCCTACTCGGTGCAGGGGTTCGGTCGGTTCCCCCTGTGGAAGGTTCTCACCGACCGTATTCGCCCCACGGCCCCGGCCCCCGACCGTGACGACCCCCTCACCCACGAGTTCAATACCAAGTTCTGTGTGAATTGCCGCCATTTTCGGTCGTCGGACATGAAGTCCAGTGGGGCCGAGTACGGCCGCTGCCTGCGTAACCCGAAGCCCCTGGACCCCAAGATGTTTCAATCCCAAATACAGGTCACGGGCGTGGCCCCCATCGTGGTCCCCGAATATCGCCATTGTACCATCACCCGGATGGACGAGACCAAATGTGGTCCGGATGCCGAATGGTTCGAACCCAAGGATTAGGACCCCCGGCGTCGAGTCACCCGGCGACCCCCTCGGCCCCGACGACGCGTGACCCCCCGGCCCCGACGGCGACGCCCCCCGTACAACACATTGAAATCGTCGTCATCGTACCCAATGTTATCAGCAATCTCGGTAATCATGGCCTCAATCAACTCCCCCTCCTTGGGATACTCCCTCAGTAGCACGGCTTTCAGGTGGGCCCGGCGGCCCTCCGCATTCCGCTCGTCCACCGTGAATGCCGTGGGCCGGCCATCCTCCCCCGTCTTATGGGCCTTGTACCACGCCCGGATGAGTTCCGGGATCTTGGTCCGGGGGCTCACCGTAATGATATCCAGTAGCGTGTCCCACTCCGGTCGCCCCTGGTCCACCGAGTTCATGGTTTGTATCGCGTTGGTGACCGACAGTATCACCCGTTCCAGGGCCCCCGCCGCACAGGTCATGGCTGCGTCTCCCTGTCCCTCGTATGCCGTCGTACAATCCCGGACAAAGGCGTCCACGTAGGCTCGCTGGAACGCCGGGGGCTGCCGCTTCACATACTCCACCGTGTTCACCAGGGCCCGCAGGACCACCGGGGACTTTTCCCGGTACTTCAGCCCGTTCAAACGGGTGGTCATGATCCGCTCCAATCCCGCCCGGAGCTGCTCCCGGGGATCAGTCATGGCAAAGACAGTGGTGGGTGCCTCGTCCGCCCCCGTCTCCCCCCGTTCAATGAACTCGGTCATGGCGGCCTGGATGTACTCGGGATAACTGGGAGGAAGGGGTGGTTCTCCCCCCAATTTCTCCAAGTAAAACGCGTTGAGCTTGGTGTAGTCAATCTTACCTGATTCACGATGAACCTGGTGGGCATCTACCTGGGGGGCGGCGACCGTTTGAACTCTTGGTATACGAAAGCGTGGCCAGAGATTACGGTTTTCACCCGTACCCATACCAGATCCGAAAAACATACCAACAATATCTGTCAGCGGGGTGAGGGCCGGGGGAGGACGCACGTTCGTGATATTCCATCCGGACAAATTTTGGTGGAACTGAGTGGCTCCACGAAAAATACTACTCATACTACGCACCCCACTCACGTTCCACCGATCGAGCGGTTGATTGAAACTGGTGCAACCCTTAAACATGCTTGACAAGACTTCCACCTGCCCCATGTTCTCACCCCAGGCGTTGAGGGGTTGGTCAAAATCCTCACACCCGCCAAACATACCGTACATATCGGTGACCCGGCCGACGTTCCATTGGTCCAGCGGTTGGTTGAACCTTTTACACCCACTAAACATCATTTTCATCGAGGTGACATTACTGACGTTCCAGGTGTTCAACGGCTCGTTGAAATTGGTATGGCCCATGAATACGGCACTCATGTTGGTGACCTCACTGACATCCCATTGCCCGATGGGAATGGGAGTGATATCACCCGAGGCAGCATCTGTTTGCTTCAATCCTGCCGGGAGTCTGTGGGGGGTTTCAATGTACCATTTCACCAATTTCATGATGGTGTTGTTGGTGATTTTCACTCGTCTCGGCTTGGGTGGCATTTCTGTGACCCGTGATCCGTGGTATCTTTCTATACATACCACGGATATTTACCCGGCCCCACTCACCCGTTCCCCTCAGAGCCAGCCGTCGGCCTGGCGGTTTTTCCGGGTCTTGACCAAATCCGATATCTTGAACCGCACGGGTTTTTTCGCCGCCGTCTTCTTGGTCGCCTTCTTCTTCCCCGAGGTCGCCGCCTTTTTCCCCCGGGGCCCCCCGTGTTTGGCGATATCCTCCGCCCCCGTGTCCGCCGCATCCCCCTTGGGTCGGTACTTCAAGAACCACGCCTGGTACTCCGGACTGTTCCGCTGGTCCATCAGCTCCTTAAACTTCTCCGCCTTTTCGGCCCGGATATCGTCCAAGGTCGGCTGTTTCCCGATACACTTCAACGCGTACCGCCGTAAAATCCCCTTTTGCTCCAGCCGGTTCTTCTGCTGGACCTTGTACAAATATTCCACCATACACAGAATCCGGTCCTCGTCGTGGTAGTCAATCCCCGTGTACAGGAACGCTAAATAAAACGTCAGTAATGTATCAATAGTCCCCACCCGCACCGTCCGGCCCCCGATATGTAACTCGTTGTAGCTATGGCAGGCAATGGGTTGGTAGACATGGCCCAAGATATCCTTCCCCACCCGGATCTCGTAATGGACCGGTATAATCTCTCCGATGGCCTCCCGCTTCACCACCGCCACGTCTTTGACCCCGATGTCCTTGAGACGCTCCGTCACGATGGTGGTGGTTCGGACGGGGTCCTCACTGAGCACGTCGAAATCCGGCACCCGGCGTACGACCCGGCGCTCGTTGGGTGGCATGTAGGTCCCATACAAACTACTGGCGTACCCCCCGAAGAAAACCACCCCCTGGTCGATGAGCGAGTCCCGTACCGTGAAATAGAGCTTCTCTTCCAAGGTGGGGTCCGAGATGAGCTTGACGTCGTCGAGCTTACGCATGAAATCCACGGTGGCACACTTGTAGGCCTTCAGGGGGCTGTAGTATTTGTTCAAGACCGTGAGCCGTTTCAGCACCTTTTCCCACCGGGACACATCACCCGCCGGCCGGGACAATTCGAGGAACATGTTCATCCGGAGGAAATTGGGGGGTGCGTACAAAATCCCCGCGATGGAGATGGCCTCCCGCCGTACGTTCTCGAACAAGGACGCGGGTAAGAGGGTGATATCGGCCATCGGGATGAAATTGACAAAGACCTTGTAGGTACCGTAGTGCACCCCTGCCTTGGCCTCCACCTCGGCATACCCCTTACTGGCGTACAAATCGGCCAGCTCGATGGCGTCGGCCATGGCGTGGGGGGAATAGAAATCGTAGTCCGGGATTTCGACATCCCGGTTGTAGAACTGGGCCTCCCGAGGTAAGATATTGTTGATGGCGGTCCCCCCGTAGCACACGAGCTTCTTGTGGATCAAAAAGTCTTCTAAAATACGGATGATTTCCCGGACGGTCTCGTTGTTGACCACCCGGCGTTTGGCGGTCTCTTCGGCCTCGTCGACGGCATGGCGGAGGATCGCCAGCTCGCATTCTTCAAAGGTCATACTATGTTCACATTGTTTGGCTCGGAATTTCGGCATGGGTTGGTCTTTCCCCAGAGTCTATACCTGATGCCAAAATGCCCGATACCAATACTATATAGTACTGTGACACTATATGGTATCCGAGGCTCGGCTCGGCCCCCTCGGCCCTGTCTAATTCCCCCCACCCCCCTTCTTGGTAAAATAAGGTATCATCACATAAAATGGCACCAAGGCACTGTGGTTGTCCCGGAACACTTGTTCGTACTGGGTCAAATACGTGTCCGTCATGTAGAACCGGTTCTCCACCACCTGCACCCCGTAATTCTGTATAAGGTGCGACACGTTCGGATTCGTGGTCTCCGTCGAGCTAGCCGGCTCCACCATCCGGAGTACGGTCACATCACTGGTCTGGGTATCAATCATCGCCGGAGGATTCGATAACATGGCCATCATCCCCTTGTTCGTGTACTTGTACAACGGGTAAATATTACTCTGGATATTCACCAGTGCTCCCAAGTTCTTACAGGACCCGTCCGCCCCACCCCCGGCACCCCCTGCACAATTCGGGTACAAGGCATAATCCCCCGACACCTGGGCGTCGACCACCAAGACCACCTTCCCCAACAGCCGCCCAATCAAGGTATTACTGTCCACCTTCCCCTGGTAGAGTTTGGCTGACAAGACCGAGGTGATGGCACTGGCGATCTCTTGGTAGGCCGCCGGCTCGGTCGTGCGAATCCGTAACTGCACGAACAACGGATCCCCTAAATTTGGAGAGGGGGCCGAGAAGCCCGCCGTCGCAATCCGGTTCAGCACATCCAAGAAGGGTACGGTGTTCTTGGTCAACAGGGTGTGCCCGTCGTCCGAGTAGCCCACCACCACCGTTTGGTTGACATAATAGAGTTCAAAGTCCAAGAACCGGCAGCCCCGGGACAGCACATAGCTCAGGGCATCGAGGTTCATGTAGCTCCCCGAGCAGGCCGAGTTGTACGACGCCTTGATACAGTATTGGCTCAACGGTAAGTTCCCCACCGCCGTCACATTGTAGTTGGTCACCCCCGGCCCCGGATTTTTCACGGTCATGAGGGTCAGTTCGTTGGTCTGACCCGCCTTGACACTGTTGGGACTCCCGGACACCAATCCTTCCCGGACACCGCCCGTCCCCCCGGTCGCCGCATCCGCCACGGTCTCGGGTAGTTTCATAATCGCGACCCGTTGAACCAATAACATGACCAAGAAGACCAAGGCCACCAAGAAGACCAAGATAATCAGTATGCGTCGTAATGGGGTCATTTGTCAATCTAATATCCAATACAAATCCAACCCGGATGTTTCCCTTCTCGTATATAATACATCCATATAATAATAAGATAAAGACAACACTCATAACCCAGTAACGAACACCTCCCACCCCCATCTCATCACCCCATGCCCGGTGGACTCTTGAACATCATCTCGGTGGGAAACGCCAATGTCATCCTCACCGGAAACCCGAGTAAAACGTTTTTCCGGGCGACCTACTCCAAATACACCAATTTCGGCCTGCAAAAGTTCCGTATTGATTACGAGGGGTCACGGGACCTCCGTCTCACCACCCCCTCCCAGTTCACCTTCAAAATCAAGCGTTATGCGGACCTCCTCATGGATACGTATCTCGTCTTGGACCTACCGGATATATGGAGTCCCATCTATAACCCCGTGGTCGATAACGAGTACCAATGGGTCCCCTATAGTTTCCGTTGGGTCAAGGACATCGGTACCCAGATCATCAGTTCCATCGAAATCAACTGTGGGACGACGCTCCTCCAGAGGTACACGGGGGACTATATCGCCGCCATGGTTGACCGCGATTTCACCACGGAAAAGAAGGACCTGTTCAACCGTATGACGGGTAATGTGGCCGAACTCAACGACCCCGCCAACGCCCTCGGCCGGAACAATGCCTACCCCAATGCCTATTATACGAATAATACGATCCCCGGGACCGCCACCGTCACCCAGAGCGAGCCGTCCATCCGGGGTCGCACCCTCTATATCCCCCTCAATGCCTGGTTTACTTTAGACAGTCGCTGTGCTTTCCCCCTCATTTCACTCCAATACAATGAACTTACCATCACAGTCACCCTCCGTCCCATCCAAGAACTGTTCCAGGTCCGCGATGTCACCGACACGGCCAACGATTACCCCTATATCCGCCCCGATTTCAACAACGAAGCCTACCGGATGTATCGGTTCTTGCAGACCCCCCCGGATATCCGGATCGACTCGGTGTACCAGTCCCTCATGGGGGTGTATGAGAACCTGACCCAGATTTGGAATGCGGACGTGCACCTCATTGCCACGTATTGCTTCCTCTCCACCGAGGAGTCCAAGTTGTTCGCCGCTGAGGACCAAATCTATTTAGTCAAGGATATTTACCGTTACCAGTTTCCCAGTGTGACGGGGGTGTCGCGTATCAAACTGGAGAACTCGACGGGGATGGTGAGTAGCTGGATGTGGTACCTCCAACGGAACGATGTCAACCTGAGAAACGAGTGGAGTAATTATACCAATTGGCCGTATGTGAACTTACCCTCCAACGTGAAACTGATTCCCACCCAGATCCCCCTCCCCCCCATGTACCATGGTAGCCTCGACCAGCTCAATTATTTGTATAGTGCCATCCGGCTCAAGGATGCCGCGGGTAACCTCGAAAGGGGTCCCCTCAATCCGCACTACGATTCTAATATGGTGCTGACTGTGGGGGCGTCGAACAACCCCAACGAGCCGTACAATACCGGATTTTACATGACGGGGGACCTGAACCCGGACAACCAGAAGGACATCATGGTGTCCCTGGGGATTCTGTTCGAAGGTGAGTATCGGGAGAATATCTTTCCTCGGGGGGTTTACGACTATATCGAGAAATACACCCGGACGAACGGGTCGGCCAAGGACGGGTTGTATTGTTATAATTTTTGTCTCCATACCAACCCTCATGATTACCAACCGTCGGGGGCCATCAACCTCAGTAAATTCAAGAACATTGAACTGGAGTTGGCGACCTATATTCCTCCGGTGGGCCCGTACTCGGTGGAGGAGACGGTGTGTGACCCCCAGGGGAATTCACTGGCGGTGAGTACCAAACAGAGCTGGCGGATGTACGACTATAATTTTGATCTCACCCTGTTCGAGGAGCGGTACAATGTACTGTCCTTTGTGGGGGGTAACTGTGCCATGATGTATGCCCGGTAACCGAGCCTGGCCCGAGCCCACCACACCGAGCCCACCACACCGAGCCCACCACCCCGAGCCCACCACACCGAGTCCCCCCTTCGCCCCCTCGCCCATACCCTATTTACATAAGCTGTATATAGGATATACGTCTCGAATATACATATCGGAACTACCCGAGGGTGGACCGAGGGTGGATATAGATATCATCGCCCGACCCCATAGATAAAATGATGAACCCCTCCGCTTCCCTCCCGGAAGACACCTCAGAGAGTCGATGGGTTCCCTCTTCCAAGAAGACCAAGAAGACCAAGAACCCGTCCCCCACTGCCACCGAAGGATTTGTATCGCCCCCTCTCCCCCCGAACCCGGCGGCCCGAGTGGTGCCGTCCAACTTTACCCAAGACCCTTTAGAGACCCTCGGGGGTACCCCCGTCTCCCCAGAGGGCCAACCGGGCCAAGAGGGCTTCGATATCAACAATCCCCCCGATATCGCCAACATGGACACGTCCGATGTCATGGACATGGTCAACGAGTATACCGTTAAAATCTTGTCCTTCCTGTTCGCCCCCTTTATCGAGGCCCAGACTCAGTGTCGGAAATACACCGATTGGGTATGTATGGTCTTCTCCAATGGGCAAGCCACCACCACCGACGAAGACTGCCTATACCGGAACGCCATGACGATTCTCACGTCCCTCATCGGGATTTATATCTTTTACAACTGGTTCTTCATCCTGTTCTACCGGGATGAGGATGGTCACCCCGTCGAGACCTGGAATGTCTCTTGGTCCGCCTTGAAGGAACAGAATTATATCCTCGGCTTCCTTTTCAAATACCTGGTCTGTCAGGTGTCGGTTCTGAATGCGGTCCTCATGAAAGCGAAACAGTATTCACATGTCTTGGGGGCCCAGCTCGGGTTCATGGTTCTCTACAGTGTCATCGTCCTGTTCATGGTGAACCACGGGGGGTCCGTCTTGGATCTCATACAAAATTCGGTGCATCAGAAGCTGGACGACACCACGACGGGGCTCCTCATGGCGGGGGCGTTTATCTTTGCGGCATACACGATGATGGAGGAGGCGACCAAGGATACCGACAAGTTCATGAAGAAATATTCGAGTATTGTCATGTCCATCGGGACCTTTGTCCTGTTTGTGATGCGGATGCTGGTCTCGTATTCGTATATTTGGGTGGCCGGCTTGCTCATCCCGGTCTACCTCTTGGTCTATTCGTTCGGGGGAATCTGGTTGTTTTCGAAGCACCCGCTGGCCGAGACGGTGGGGCGGATCCATAAATTCATCGTCAAGGGTTTCGAGCCCCCACCCCCCGATAAATACAGCAGGTGCCGGCCACGGACCTGGGTAGAATGGTACACCGAGACCCTGAAATGGCTGGTGAATGTGATATCGCGGTTCTTTTTCGAGTATGTGATCGGGGCCCTCTTGGTCAGTGCCATCTATGACTATTATGCGTCCATGGGGGACAACCCCCGGCTACGAGATATCTTGGTGTCGCTCACTCTCTTCATGATAGCGATTATTTGTGGATACGTGTATAAGAAGATTCATACCCCGACGGTGTCGACCGACCCGGCGACGGTGGTCAAGGTGAAACAGGCGATGGGGGTCTTTGACCCCACGGTGGACCTAGATCCCACCACGGTGGAACGGATGGGCCGGGGGGTGCCCCCCGCTCCGGCCCCCGGCCCCACCGAAGTAGGGCTCGGCGCTATCAACTCGGGAAAGACCCCCGTCCTCCCGACCATCGCCGAACCCCCGGTGCCCACCCCTCTGACCAAGACGAGCGCCGAGCCTATGACCCACCCCACGGTCGCCGAAGCCCCGGTGCCCACCCCTCTGACCAAGACGAGCGCCGAGCCCATGACTCACCCCACGGTCGCCGAAGCCCCGGTACCCCAGACCACTAGCACCGAGCCCTTCTTCCAAGGAACCATCGCCGAACCCCCGGTACCCACCCCCCTGACCAAGACGAGCGCCGAGCCCTCTTTCCGTGGGGGTGGCCTCATGGACGTCCCCCCACCCGTGATCGAACCTCTGGGAACGGTCTAATTGACCCGGTAATACATCCCATGGTAATCACCTCATGGCATGTATAGGATAGAGATATAGGATACGGGGGTGGGGGGTGGGAGCCGGTCTAGACTCCCGGCAGGGAGGACGGCTGGGTGGTAGGTTGGCGCGACGGCTGTCTTGTGGGTTGGCGCGACGGTTGACGTGACGGTTGGGTCGACGGTTGCCGCGACGGTTGACCCGTGGGCTGGCGCGTGGGTTGCCGGGACGGTTGGCCCGAAGGTTGCCGAGTGGGCTGACGTGAGGGCTGCCCCGTGGGTTCTCGACTCGGCTGCCCCGAAGGTTGCCGGGAGGGCTGACGCGAGGGCTGTCCCGTAGGTTGCCGGGACGGTTGGCCCGAAGGTTGCCGGGAGGGCTGTCCCGTGGGCTGTCCCGTGGGTTGCCGCGACGGTTGCCCCGTGGGTCGGCTCACCGGTTGACGTGACGGTTGCCCCGTGGGCCGGTTCACCGGTTGGCACGACGGCTGCCCCGTGGGTTGTCGGGTAGGCTGACGCGACGGCTGCCCCGTGGGCTCTCGACTCGGCTGCCCCGTCGGTCGTCCGGCCGGTTGCCGGGTGGGTTGCCCCGTCGGTAGCCTGGAGGGTCTCCCCGTGGGTTGGCGGGTGGGTTGCCGGGAAGGTTGCCCCGTGGGTTGCCGACTCGGCTGCCGAGAGGGTTGCCCCGTGGGTTGGCGGGAAGGTTGCCCCGTGGGTTGGCGGGTGGGTTGTCGGGTGGGTTGACCCGTGGGTTGGCGGGAGGGCTGCCCGGTGGGTTGGCGGGTGGGTTGGCGCGAAGGTTGGCCCGTGGGTAGCCCCATGGGCTGACGGGTGGGCTGTCCCGTCGGTTGTCGGGAGGGCTGACCCGTCGGTCGATTCACCGGTTGCCGTGAGGGCTGCCCTGTGGGTCGCCGAGAGGGCCGGCCCGTGGGCTGTGACGACGGACGCGCGGACGGTTTCGCCGTCGTAGGCACCGCGGACGGAGCTACCGTCGGAGCCACCGTCGGACGATACGAAGGAGAAGGACGGGTCGGATTATCCGTGGGTTTCAAGAACGGAAAATAGATGACCGGGTCACTCGGGGGTGGATAGAAGTGCGACCCCCGGGCATCGTCATAATTGGTAAATTGGGCGGCCACTCCCCCCGTTCTCAAGAACCGAGGGACCACGGAAGGCCGTGCCGTCGGAGATATCCAGTACCAGGTTTCAGATAACATGATGTTCGCGATAACCCGATAACCTCTCTACTATACTACCTAGATTATAGCGATACCTTTACATTCGTTTCTCGCTCATCACTCAAGAGTGCCACACCTCCAAACGATATAAGAAGTCCCCCGTAATCTATGACAATCCTCCCACCCCACCCCAGGTCCATCCCATACCTCCTATGGGAAAAAAGAAGACTCAGAACAAGAACGGTGCCCATGGTCCGGCTTCCTCGTCTCCCCCCTCTCCTCCTGCTCAGTCTGGTCCAGGAGCTGGTCCGTCAGTGGCCACCCCCGTCGTCCCCTCCACCCCCCCGAAACCCCTGGTCCCCACCAAGGAAGAACTCAAACGCCCCTTTGTCTCGGTCCTCTGTGTCACGTTCAACCGCCGGCCCTTCATCCCCATGTTCTTGGAAATGATTCGGAACCAAGATTACCCCCAGTCCCGGTTCGAGGTCATCGTTGTCGACGACGGTACCGACCCCATCGAGGATATCATCCAACAGGCCCAGATGCCCAATGTCCGCTATATCCGGGTCAAAGAAAAGATGCCCCTCGGGAAGAAACGTAACTACGCCAATTCCCTGATTGATAACCGCACCAAATACGTGGTCCCCATGGACGACGACGATGTCCAAATGTCTGAACGTATCTCGCACTCCGTCGAAATGTTGGAAAAGAACCCCCAGGCCCTCTGTGCCGGCTCCTCCGAAATGTTCCTGTATTTCAAGCATATCAACAAGCTCTATAAATTCGGCCCGTATATGGTCTCACCGGAAGACAAGTCTCGCCATGAAACCATGCACCAGTTTCGGAACCGTATCGGGGCCGACCCGAACGACTATATCCCGTGTCCCACCCAACACGCCACCAACGGGACCTTTGCCTACCGGCGCGAGCTCATCAATATTACACGGTATAACGAGACGGCCTGCCTGGCCGAGGAAAAGGAATACCTCAAGGGCTATACCATCCCCATGATTCAACTCAACCCCTTCAAATGTATCCTGTGTATCTCGCACGAGCATAATACCTTTGATAAGCGGAAACTCTTGGAGAACCTCAACCCCATGTTCGTCAACGAATCGCCCCGGGATGTCAACACGTTTTTCAAACTGCCCCGTGAGCAACATATCAAGGATTTCTTCATGAAGGGGGTCGATTCCCTCTTGGCCAACTACGCCCCGGGGCTCCCCGACATGAAGCCCGATGTGCAGAAACAAATCAAAGAGATTGAAGCGGACCGGGCGGAACAGATGAAGAAGATGCAACAGCAGCAACAGCAAGCCGGCCAGCCGGGTCAACCCGTCATCACGATTCAGCAACCGGGCCAGCCTCCCCAACAGCTCACCCTGGAACAGGTGGTCCAGTACATCCAGGTCCAACAGTGCCAGATTGAGTATTTGATGCACCATAGTAAGGAATTGGAAGCGTTCCACGGGTACTACCAGAAGCGGATCATGGATACGATGCTGGCCCAGGCCCAGTTCACCCCCCCGTCACCACCCCCGTGCGAGCCCGACCCCTTTCCCCCGGTGGAGACCGGCTTCACCCGGATTGAGATTGAAATCTAGGCCGAGCCCGGCCCCCCGAGCCCACCCCCAGGCCCTCACCCCCAGGCCTTATATCCAGATAAGGTATAGGGACCTCACCCCCACCTCCCCACCATACCTATACCATCATGTTACAGGTCAATTTCAAACGTCTCATGTACTCCGACACCGGTAGGGTCATCCTCTCCGTCGTCTTGGGACTGGGTATCGCCTGCCTGTTCCAAAAGGTGTGTAAGGACAAGGAATGTATCCGGTTTAGTGGTCCGGTGATTCAGCAAATTGACGGTAAAGTATTTGAATATGACGATAAATGCTACCAATACAATGCCCGTCCGGTCCAGTGTAAGGCGGATAAACGCACCCTCGATTTCGCAACCAAAGACCCCTTTGGGTCCGAGCCGACCAAGACGGCCTTTGGGAGCGTCATGAATACATAAATAGCTTCGACCCCCATAGTATAAATTTCCGTCGATTTATACGTTGGACCTCACGTGAAAAAATGGGTGATTATACCCGTCTGTCCGATATCCCTCCCGCTTCCGAAAATATCACCTACCAAATTCCCACCCAGTTCCCCCCACCCACCCAACAGCAAGGCCCTCCTCCCTCCCACGGGAACCCGATGGGGGGTGGAATGGGCGCCGGAGCCGGTTTAGGCAATAACAACTATGTTCCCATCAACCCGCATCCCAACCCGTACGGGAACAACCCCAACCCGAACGGGATTCCCCCCTGGGATAGCCGACCTCCCCCACCCCAGTCCGACCAGACCACCTCCTTGGACGACCTCCCCCCCTTTGTCCCGAGTCAGCAACACCGTCTCCCTTCCCGGGATATCCCGTCCGATACCACCCGGTTTGCCCAAGACGAGGAGACCCAGGCCAACTATGTCCCTACCCCACCCCCCGCCGCCACCCGCCGGGTCAACGATTATATCAAAGAATACGATGCCTCCGAGTCACACCGGGTCCGGGAACACGAGGTCGCCAAACATCGTCAGTATTGGGTGGAGGAAACCCTCCGGTCGTACCAAATCCCGCTCCTACTGGCCGTGCTGTATTTTGTGTTCCAGATGCATGTGGTGTCTCGGGTCTTATTTTTGTATTTAGGTAAATTGGGCCTCTTTTACCAAGACGATGGGAGCCTGAATGTGAACGGAATGCTGATGAAGAGTGCCCTCTTCGCAGGGGTGTATTGGGCCGTCCAAACGATTTTGTATCATGTCTAGGCCCAGCCTGAGCCCCCCACCCCACCCCCATCCTTCGCCCAGTACCGGGGTCTAAAATTCTGACCGTATTATAGATAAATTATAGTCTATACTCCGTCCCAACCTCTCGATAATATTCGTATATCTGTCCCGACCCCATCATGTCGACCACCAGTGCCTTTGCCAATTTTGCCACCCTCGTGGGAGTGTATGATGGTACCCTGTACAACGGGGTGGTGATGGATACCTCGACCAATGTGGGTAACGGGGACCTGAACCTCTCGGCAGCCAACCGACAGTACCTACTGAACAGTAACTCCTATACCGCCCCCTCCGCCGCCGTCGGGAACGGGATGACCTTCACCGGCTGGTTCTACCCCAACGGAAATCAGAACATCAACGCCCTACCTACGTTCACCGGTTCCCCCATTTTTGATGTATCGTCCACGACGGCCAACTCGGCCATCCTCCTCTCGTGCTCCGGGGGGGTACTCCCCACGGTGTCCGCCACCTATAACAATACCACCATCACCAGTAACATCACCATCCCGGTCAACGGCTGGCATTTCTTTGCGTATATGGTGGCGAGTACGGGGGCCGGCGGTACGACGGCCCAGCAGACCCTGTACCTGGACGGGTCCTATGTGGCGACGACCAACACCGCGACCTATAACGGGGGAGTGGTCTATAATAACAGCTTCTTGGGGTACAACGGGGTGTCGACCTATTTCAACGGGAAGATTGACGATTTCCGGTACTACAACCGGGTGCTCACTCCCCCGGAGATCAGTGTCCTGTACAAGTATAACTATTTGTCGACGGCGACCCCCCTGACCCCGTTGGTGGTGGTGAGCTCTGACGCGGCCAATACGGTGGGGACGGCGGGGATCACCCTGGACCTCAGTGGGTCGTTCAGCTATGTGAATATCGCCCGGACGGCCACGGGGGGTGCGGGGAGTGCCAACTTCAATGTCTCGTGTGCGGCGATGACGGCGAGCCCGGCGTTTACGTATGCTACGTGGAAGGACACGGCGGCGACCATCGGGGCGACCTATACGTACACGGTGACACCGTATATCTTGAGTAACCTGGGGACGGCGGTCAGTGCCATTGTGACGATATAGATGTCCTCGGACCATGACCCTAACCCCAATATCCAATACCCACCACCCTCAGGGCCATATCCCAGTTCCGTCTCATACATCGTGTATGGGATGGAATTTTCTATATACAGCCTCCGGGTCCCGTCACCCGTCTACACCGGGTCAAATCCGTAGCGTCTGGCGATGATTTGCCGCACATCCGCATCGTTCATGGCCAACTGCCGGGCCCGTTCAAACGTTGTCATCTGTTTCCATTCGGTGGTGCTAAACTTCTTGGGGAACTGTAACTCCATCAGGTACTCCTTTTTACGGCGGCGGCGTTCCTGGTCCACCGGACCGGGTAACGACAGAATATCATCCGCGAACAAGATATCTCTCACCAAGTAAGCCGGCATGTTCTGGCCGGGTTGAACCGCGATACAATCCATGGGAATCGGCCGTTTACACATGGGGCAGGTGGCCTCCGTGTCGGTCATTTTACGGCTATGGCACCATTCGTTCAGGCACTTCCGGTGGAACCGGTGGTTACACGCGGTCTTCCGGGTCGTACTCGCCGTCGGCATCCCCTCCAGACAAATCCCACAGACATCCGGCGAAGCCGCCAACGGGGAGACCCCCTCGGTCGTAGCAGCGGCGGTGGCGGAAGCACTCTTGGCCGTCGCACGACGCGATTTGGGACCACCCCCCCGACGTTTGTATTGGGTCTTACGTGATGACGCCATGGGTCTATATCGGTCCTATATAATATCCCCCCAGAATCCACCCCCCTCCCCCCTAGACCGTCGCCACACTGTACAACTCACTGAGCTTACTCAGATTCTGGATATATTTGGCCGAATGCACCAGGTTCGTCTCGTCCATGTCCCGAATGGTCGCCCGCACATCCTCAATCATGGATAATATCTTGTCGTTGGAAAACCCCTTATCCACCCCCGCGTCCTTCGTAATGTCCTCCGCATAATCCTTTTCGATAAAAAACTGTAAGTTCCCCGCGTCAATCTGCTCCCGGTAACAATCGTACACATGCACCTTCCAAAATTTCACCAGGATGGTGGGATTCCCCCGCCGAATCAGTTCAAATTTTTCTTTGGCCACCTTGATACTCTTGTTTTCCGGGTAGATACCGATGATATCGTCCAAGAAATCAAAGAACAAGGTATTGAAGGTCTTGGACAAGGTCGATTTGTTCATACTCATGGTCACCCGGTGATTATACCACTACTGACGATATATTTTTATGTGGTTTTCCGCTTTCCTCACTCCATCCTGTGCCACCTCCCAGTCCCGCTCCCACCCCCACCCCCACCGGTACCCGGACCCCCATCAACACCATATACAGTTCCGTGGGGGTCATTCGCCCTAAATAATCGTCAATCACCTCGCGGGTCACCACCGTCCCCGTCCCCGTCACCATCTTGGTCGCCAAGTACACCCCATGATGTAAGGTATAGATGTGTGGCATGAACCGGTGCGAAATTACCTCCCCCGTCCGCTCCACATACCGGGTTTTGTACGATACCAACAAATTCTCCGCCAACTGGTCCACGAGGGTGGCGTACCGGTCAAACGCCACCCGGTACCACGGAAAATGGGTGAGGTAATCGTCCACCAGTCCCACGTACCGTAACGCCAAATAGGGGTACAGGATGTTCGGGTTGGCCCCCCGGAGTTCCTTGGTCTCCAAATAGGGTCGGTGCACGATCTTGGTACGCACTCCCGTCCGGGTGTCCGTCAGCATCACCCCCACCCGGTTCGGCGAGCCCTGGAGTGAGCGAGCCTGGGCCGTCAGGGCCGACAGCCGGCTGGCCGGGTACTCCTCCGGAAAATGGACCCACGGCTGCTGGGTAAACCACGTCCACTTCCGGAAAATGTCCAGAGGTATCGCGGTGGCCTCATGGGACCCCCCTTTTCCCCCCACCATATCCATCATATACACTGCCACCAGGTAGAGCCGGGGTTCCGTCACCTCCAACACCAGCTGGTTCTCCGGGTGCTGTAACACAAAACTATAACAACAGTTCCGGGGCCATTCGTAGTACGCACAACACCCCATCCCCCCCGTCGCCTCCACAAACATCTCCCGAAACGTCCGGGTCCCCACAAACCCCCCGTCATCCTCCAGCGGGCAAGCCTCTGCCCCGTCCGAGAGATGGTATCGGAAATACGTATGGTCCGCCCCCACCGCGGTCTTGGACGAAATCTCCCAGCAGCCGGCCTCGTGGTCGTACCATAGGTTGATCATGGTCCCTTCGATGATTTCGGACACCGAGACCCACGGGTCGAGTACGTCGGCCCGTCCCGTCGCAAAATGGTCGATGGGTACCGATTTAGGAGGCGACACACAACACAGACGCCCGGTGGGGTGCTGGAACACCACCGACCGGTAGGGGCGAGCCACCATATCGTCAAAACATACATACCCTTTTTCGTAATTTAGTAGAGTATAAGAGCGTCCTTGGTAGGTCGAGTCCCGCCCTTGAATATTGGTCTTGGTCGCCACCACATGGCGGTCCAACGTGAACGTATAAACTTCGGTCATGGGCCTCGGGGAGTACACAATACACATTATCATCTCATGAACTCTTTATGTCGATTATCGACCGGTGGTGGTGTGGGTGTGTGCGGACCCTCACCCGACGATAATATCGCGATAGACTATAGTGGATAGACCATTGTACCTACCGTGTCATCCGGGTATACCCACGTGAATCATAACACCCATACCTATACTATGTCCATGGCCATGACCCCCGAAAGTAAAAATCCGCCCCCCGGTCCGAGCCCCGGCCCCCGACCCGCCCCCTCCCCGGTCGAGTCGTTTCTCCAGTACGGGGATATCATCCAAATCACGGCCGACACCACGGACCATCCCCTCCATGACAAGACCTTCTTGGTCGATTACCTGGACGACGACCAAATTCGTATTGTCAACACGGTAACTCAAGATACCCTCCGCCTCCAGGTCGACGACGATGGCCAGCTCACCAACCCCCATATCCGTCGTATCGAGCTCCTGACCCGGGCCGCCGAACCCGGGTTTGCCCGCCAGCACGGGCTCTTGGTCGACCAGTGGATCGATGTCTATTTCCTCGGGGTCCCCACCCCCCTCACGGGTAAAATCACGCATTTAGAAGAAGACCAAATCGAGCTCACCCTCCATCCCTCCCAAGAGATGGTGTATATTGACTTTCGGTACCGGGGGCTCCCCGACGACCTGGGGATTGAAAAATTCGTACTCCGGTCGTCACCTCCCGAGGCTGCCGCCGGCCCGTCCACCGAGTCCATGGCCACCGAGTCCACCGCCACCGAGTCCGCCTCCATCGAATACACGGACGACAATGAAGCCATCGTCCGTCTCCCCGACAAGATTGTGTATGATACCACGGTCGATGATGACCTCCGGGCCGAATATTTAGAAGCAAACGACATTGTCTTTGGTAAGGACCAAGACATCCTGGAGCAATTCGTGGAATATACCACCCATGAAAAGGTGTTCAGTCTCGATACCCAACTCACCAGTCTCATGAACGAGCTCCTCTCCAACATCCCCAATCATCTCCGGAATTACGAGACCATGAACCAGGTTCACCACCTCTTGGAACGGTTCCGCCAGCTCCGCGAACAATACTCGACCTTTGACCCCCAGACCCACCAAGTCGTCACGTACACCCAAAAGGGGCTGAGTCACCGCCCCCTGGTCGACCACCTGGCCACCCCTGTCCAGACCGGGGTCCCCCTCTCTTGGTTGGTCCCCGTCACCCAGTCCCGCCGGAAAATCTACCCCACCCCCGACGACGACCCGGCCTCCGGGATGGAGGATATGGGAGATACCGTCATCCAGGCCCCCCAAGGGGACCAAGTGGACCTGGTGGCCTTGGTCTCGGGTAAAGTCCAGGGGGGGAACACGGTCAACCCTTATACCTGGATGCTCCAAGAACTGTCCCCCTATTTTGACCCCACGGTGAATCTCCCGGTGGAGAGTTGGAGTGAGTATGTCCAGCGCCGGCCCGTCTTGGTCCAAACCACCATCGCAGGGGACCACCCCTGGGAGAGTATCGTGGATAACGGGGTGGACCGGGACTATACGGCCAGTACGGTACACATCATCCGTCAACGTACCCGGGTCGAACCTGTCAAGTTTTTCATGGACCGCCGCACCGCGGGCACGGCCTTCTTGGAACGGTCCCCGACGAACCGCCGGCAGTTTGTGTCGTCGGCCCTGACCCCGCACGAGACCCTTCCTATCCAGTCTTGGGTGACGTTACCGTATGCGGTGGCTCAGTTTGCTCGCTGCCGGCTCCCGGGGGCACGTATCGCCGAGCGGGCCCAGGCCAATCAGTACTATTGGATGAAGTTTCGCACCTTTCCTCTCACCCGGGACACGGCGAGCCGGCGAGGCCAGCCCGAGGTGTTCACCATCGAGGACTTGGAGACCAACTATTTTTCGACCAAGACGACCAAGACCAAGAAGGAAGATGAGACCAAGACCTCGGCCCCCACCTCGGCCCCCACCCCACCCCGGTTCATGCGAGGTACCCGGCAATATATCTTGGACCCCCAGCTCCTCCGGGACTATTCGACCTCCGACCCCGACCTCTACCGGGCCTACCTCGAAGCCATGACCCCGGCCACCCTCGACCTCGTCGAGCTCGTCCAACCGTACATTAACATGTATGGGGGTCTCAGTACCCAAGACATGCTCCATTATCTCGAACCGTTCTTGGTCTATGCCGACGACCTCACCTATACCCAGATGAACCGCCTTCGGTACTTTATCCGTCAACGTATCACCCAATACCGCCGTCAGTTCCAAGAAGACCGCGACCGCTACCTCAAAATCGCGGGGGGCTACCCCCGGGTCTCTCATCCCCTGGAGGACATCGTGAACCCCGTCCAAGACATCTTGGACACCGGGAGTAATTACGATAGCCACTTCACAGAGGTGTATCGGATCCCCGCCCTCTTACGTAAAAAGGAGGCCGCCCACCCCCTCACCGGGTCGGAACTCTTGGTGGACATCCTCGGCCGGGACCAGGCTCGCTTGTTTGCGATGCTCCTCCGCTCCCGGACCCTCACCTATGTCGTCTCTGAAGCAATTCTTTCCTCGGCCCTGGAAGAGTACGACGAGGAACAGAAAAAGACCAAGAACGGCACCCCCACTACCGCCAGTACCGACTGCCGCCGCCAGTTCCTCACCAAGAGATACACCTCCCTGGCTGAACTCCAGAAGGACAACCACCATGAGGAGGTATATTACGATACCGATTTCGACGATACCCCCTACAAGCTCCTGGACCTCTACAAGGCCGACCTCCCCGAGAAATCCACCGACCTCGAGTCCCCGGCCATGAAAGAGTTCTTGGAACTCTTGGAAGAGAACCTCATACGAAAACACGGGGTCGACCGCACCAGTGCCAGCGAGCTGGCCACCACCCTGGTCCGGAAGAAGAAACCGGTACGGGACGGGGAGTATGCCCTCTTGGAAATCGCCCAAGAAATCCGGGAAGAGGACCTCGGTAGCGAGGCCCCCCACCAAGACCGTCGGTTCATGGCGGCCCAACGTGAGTTTTATAAGCGTATCAAGAACCAGTGGGTGAAGGACGACACTGTCAACGAAGAGGCCTTTGCCGATATGTCGTATTTGGCCGAAGCCGCCTTCCCCCACCGCCGTACACCCCAGACCACCTCCGCCCCCCTCCAAGCCACCACGTGTGCCATCCAAGAACAGTGTGTCAAACGTCCCCAGACCGCGGTATGTGATTCGATGGACCATGCCCAGGCCACCATGCACCGTATCCGGCAAAAATACGCCATTGAAGAGATGGAAAAGCGGCTCCAGATGACCCAGAAGGAACTGGAGGAGTGGGTGAAGGACCAGATTGTCGATACCTCCCGCCGGCTCGTCGCCACGGAGCGGCTCCGGTACGTCCAGTCACACAAGGCCAGCCTGGTCGCCTACCAACTCGGTAAAATCTTCATCGAACAAAAGACGGCCGACCTCACCCCCTCCCCCCACCTCGCACTCTTCCACACCATCATGAGCCAAGACGATTTCTATAAGAAGCAGCACGACTTGATCCGGTTCGTCAAAAAGGGCCTGGTCCGTTCCCCCATGATCGAAGAACTGGGTGAAGACCGCCACTGGTTGTATTGTACCCAGACCAATACCAAGGTCCTCCCGGTCTTCCTGTACGACCTCGCCCTGGCCTATATCACCCTCGGAGAAGCGGGCTACCAAGACAAGCTCGAAGATATCAAGCGGTTTCAGATGATCAGTGACGACGGTGACGCCATCGTGGACAAGTACAGTGGCTATGTGATTTCCAAGATTGAGTATGTGCGGGAAGATCTGTACGACGAACACGGGTTCAAAATCCAGACGGCCCGGGCCCTTCCCACCGACCCGGACGACACCCCCGTGGCCGGCCCCGAGGACACCGATACCCATCCTGGGGATATCTCGGACCCCCCCGCCCTCGGGGTCCTCACCGCCGACGGCCTCGGCCCCCAGGTCCATACCGAGATGGTACGTAACATCTTCCTCACCTACTGCCATATCTTGGATATCCCCGCCAAGGATTACCAACAGGGGTTCCAAGAATTCGTGTGCCGGGTCAGCCTGGAACTGGTCAACGAGACCCTCCTGACCCGGGAAGCCTTCACCCTCATGCAGTCCAAGAAGATGGACCCGGCCAAGATCCCCGAACGGTACCTCAAATACTACCACCAATACCTCGTCATTATCACCACCGCGGTGTTCCTCATCGGGGTCCAGACGAGCCAACCCCGTATTCAGGCCAAGAAGACAGTCCCGGGGTGTGTGCGGTCGTTCACGGGCTACCCCCTCACCGAGTCCACCGATGACCAGCGGGGTATCGAGTATATGGCGTGTATCCTCAATATTGTGAAGAGCTCCATCCCCCCGTGGGACGCGATTCAGCGGGCCGACCGTAAGGATATTGTGGCCAAACTCCGGGAGAAAATCACGGAAATCCTGGACAAACGTAAGGATGTGTATGAGAGATACGTCAAGGAGCGGGTGTACCGCGAGACCCGCCCCGAAGCGTACGACATCCCCCGGGACCTGGAACTGGGGACCTGGCGGGGGCTGTACCCCCCGATGGTCAATATCGATATTGTATCGAGGCTCCCTGTCGAACGGACGGATATGGGTCAACCCAGCCGGCTCATCGCCCAGTCCAAGACGATTCTGTACGGGTGTGGGGTCATCGAGGCCATCACCAAGATTGTCCGGGAGAAGGACCTGCTCCTCACCACGTCCCTGGGGATTCCCTTTGTCCAAAACGCCTGCTGTAACGACGCCACCGCCCCCTCCACCCTGGCATATTTTATCGGCCAAAACCCCCTCATCGGGACCTTCCTGGGTCACGTTGACTACTACAGCCGCCTCACGGACACCTATATCCGTACTGGCCAGCCGGCCACCTGGGTTTCCACCATCGATACCCGTATCCCTCGGGGAGGGGTTCTCTCCGGGAACCTGGAGGAGATTGTCTACCAGTCGTTCATTCACTATTGTCAGTTTGACCGCCCCGATATCGAGATTCCGGCCCACCTCCGGGCCATCTGCCCCACCAAGCCGGCCCCCGAGGCCTACCGCCCCCGTGGTACCCTCCGGGAGAAGATTCAGGCTCTCAAGAGCACGGGCAAGGTCTTCCATCTCGAGGATTTTGAACAACTCATCCGTAAGGTCAACTATGGGAACCTGGTACGCCCGGACCTCAAAGTGGCCCCCCGGTCCGCGGTCCAACTCCTCACGGATTTCTTGGCGGCGACCGATTCCCCCGTCCTCGCCCCCCTCCGGCAGGAACTGATGGCGGTCTTGGTCAAATACGACCCTCAGGTGATGGTGATGGAAAAGCGAGCCCTCTTGGTGAAGTACGACCCCGAGCTCATGGCGATGGGTTCCCCCCAAGAAGGGGAAGGGGACGCCATTCATGTCGCAGTGATGAAGCTGAAGAACCGGTTGGCCAAGGAGAACGATACCCTGAAGACCCGTATCGTCAAGTTTTTGAAGGATTATGCGGGCTTGAAACGGGCCGATTTAGCCAAAATGAAGGAGACCGTGGAGACCCTTCCCGTCTGGACGGAGGCCCAGGGCCCCGGCCCCACCCCCGGTATCGGCGAGGATACCTACGAGATGGCCCAGTTCCTTCGTAACTCGGTCACCCTGATGGTCAAGGTCGTCCCCGAGATGATTCTCAACCGCCAGTTCCATGTCGACCCCACCATCCATAAACACTGGGATTTAGCCCCCTCCCATGTCCAGATCCTCCAAGACCTCATTCGGGGGTACTGGTCCCCGTACACGAAATTCGCCAACGACGACACCCAGGCCCCGTTTTACACCCTCCTCCGGGAGATTCAGGGACGGTTGGCCGATATCGTCCTCCTCACCCACCTCATCCCGGTGCAACGGACCATCCAACGTGACCAAGACACCTGGTTCCGACTCTTCGACCGGTCCACCCTCCACCTCCTCCTCTCTCATACCTGGTACACCACCTTGGACCAGTATATTCAGGCCTGTAACCAGGCGGCACAGAACAATACCTACCTCATGGTGGTGGAAGGGCTGAAGAAACAGGTGGCCGGCTTGCTCATGACCTTCGTGGGGACGTTCCAACGGGACAAGCAGGACGTGGACCAGTCCTACGCGGCCATCATGAAGAAGGTGAACCGGGCCAAAGACCGGGAGAAGGAGCAAATCATGGGTGAGTTTGAAAAGGCGGATAAGAAGGACCGGCGGTACATGTTCTTGGAAAAGATGTGGAAGCACGGGCGGTGGAATGTGGGGATTCAGAATGGGCTGGTCCGGTACGACAAGACCCGGTTCGAGTATGAGCGGACCATGATGGAACTGGAGATTGACCAAGGGAATGACCCCGAGGGTGAGCCCGAGATTCGGTATGAGGACCCCGGGGACGAAGCCGCCACCGAGGGCCGGTACGAAGAGAACGATATCGAAGACTTGGACGAAAACTACCGGGATGGGGACTATTACGGGGAGGACGACGACGAGGAGGTGTTTGAGTACGGGGACGACGCCTGAGGCCGGCGAAGCCGGCCCCTTCGCCCCCGGCCATGAGCCCCAGGCCCCGAACACGAGTTTGTTGGCACGAGTTTCTGTAACATGATATGGTATAACTAACGATGGAACCCACCCTTGTCAAGGTATTTGTATGTGATGTATGTGCCAAAGAGTACAAGACCCGGAGTGGGCTGAGGTACCACCGGTCGCGGTGTGTGTATGTACCGATCCCGACCCCCACCCCCTCACCGACCCCCACCCCTACTCCTACCCCCGCACCGACCCCTACTATTACCAAGGCAGCTCCTACACCGAGCCCCACCCCCACACCGATCCCCACCCCCACACCGAGCCCTACCCCCGTGGCGGCCCCCGAGCCCCCGCCACCGTCCACCCTCCCGGCCCTTCACCACCGGGTATTTTCCGATACCCTCCGCCTGGACTCCGTCCCCCTCCTCCCGGTGGCCATATCCGACCAAGACGACGACGCCAAAGGTGATTTTTACGGGGATTACTACTACCGGTACTACCACCGGGTCATGCTTGCGGTCTTTCTGTGCCTGTACGGGGGACTCTGCGGTATTTCCTATGTATGGGGTGTACTTCTCAGTGAGCCGGCTCGCCCACTCGGCCCCGAGCCTCGGCCTCACCCCCAGACCCCACCCCCAAAAATTGATTGAACACGCACCGTGGGTGGACAACCTCTCACCCACGGTTCTATTACACCCCCAGACCCCCACACATCCCATACATCTACTATCATGTACACCGCCCTCGCCCTTCTCGCCGTCAACTTCCTCGTCTTTGCGGCCTGGATTCAGCTCCTGGCCCCCACCCCCATTCGGGTCTCCAGGTGGGTCGAATGGGTACTGGACCACCTCCCCACCTCGGTCCTCGTGTGGATGGCCCGGATCGTGGACCGGCTCACGGCCTCGACCTCAACCTCGGACCTCCGTCCCCGCCGCCCCTCGGACATCCGTTCCCTCGATTGGCCCATCATCGTCTCCATCGAGGGGAACATTGGGAGTGGTAAATCGACCCTCCTTCGCCGTCTCAAGGAAGACCACACCGACTTTCTCCAAGAACAAGGGATTGTCTTGGTGCAAGAACCGGTGGATGTCTGGATGAACTACCTCGACCCCGAGGACGGTGAATCCATCCTGAAAAAATTCTACGACCATCCCGACCGTTACGCCTTCCTCTTCCAGCTCGTCATCCATGACTCCATCATGGACGCCATCGACGCCGCCATCACGGCCAACCCCGACGCCCGGGTTCTTCTATGTGAACGTTCCGTCAGCTCGAGTCACGAGGTCTTCATGAAAATGTTCCGGGACGACGGTGAGGTCAACGCCCTCGAATACAAGTATTACCGAACCATCACCGATAACCCGAACCTCGAAGATTACCGGCCGTCCCACCTCTTCTACCTGGACACCCCCGTCGAAGTGTGTATGGAGCGTATCGAGGTCCGGGGACGTGAAAACGAAACCAATATCACTGAACACTACCTGGACAAGTGCGAATTTTATACCGAACACTGGTTCAAACAGGTCGTGAAACACCAGGGGGAGCCCGGGGTACCACAATTCCACCGTCTGGATGACAACGACCCGGCCACCTTTATCCAAACCTGGTACGAGGTCATGTCCACCCCGTCCGCCCCCCAACCCATATAGACGAATATCCCGTAGTGTGTATAGTACCCCTGGGCCCACATGCCCCATGAATTCTCTCTCATTGTCGCGACGACCATGACCGGAGGGATTGGGTACCAAGGTCGCCTCCCTTGGCCCACCAACCGGACCGACATGACGTATTTTCGTAATATCACCACCCAACGGCTCAACCTAGAACACGTCAATGCCATCATCATGGGTCGGCGTACCTGGGAAAGCCTCGGGAGCAAGCCTCTCCCCCACCGTCTCAATATTTGTATTACGTCCCGACCCCTCGAAGGGGTGACCTGTTTTTCTTCGTTGGATGACGCCCTCTTGTACGTATATTACCATCCCCAGGTGGAACGAGTATTTGTCATCGGAGGAGCCCAATTGTACCAAGAAGCCTTACGACACCCCGATTGTCACGAACTCTTGGTGAACCGTATTATAGGAGATTATGAATGTGATACCTTTTTCCCGGACATTGATTTGGCGAATTACCGTTTGGTCGATTCGGCCCCGTTGGATGCCGTGGTATTACACGAGATATACGGTCGCCGGCCCACTCACATCCCGTGATCCATCATAAAACATGTCTACCCGTATCCGTCTTGGTACACATGTTTTCACCGTATCTCCCACTCCCTCACACCGCCCCCATCGGAGCGAAACTCACCCCACACTCGGGTGCCGAGGCAAACGGCGTGTTCAGGTGCTGACCAATCTCCGCATAAGGAACCGATAACACACACTTCTGGGGGGTATTCGTGTCCACGATCAGGTAACGCCGGTAGGTCTGGGTGGCCGGGTCTTGGACCAAGACCTCTTTTTCTTGGACCACACCCCCCTGTTTACGGTATCGCACGATATAGACCGCATCCCCCGCGGTGAGTTGACTGTTACTGTTACCCTGGCTGGCCGCTGGTCCCATCATCACGGGAGCCGGAACCGGCCCCCCCACCGACGATGTCGTCGTCAAGCCCGAGATGGCCGACGAGAAAGGAGCGGTCAAGGCGGAGATCGCCGACGGAGGTTCGGTCATGGTCGACATCGCCGACGGCGCTGTATCCTGAAAGTAGGGCTTGGCACTCGTCGCCGGGGCCGGGGACGGACCCGACGTCCGAAAGGCATTCTGGGAAAAGGGGTTTTGGGTCACGGCCCCGGACGGAATCCCCAGTTGGTCGGCGGTGACCTGAGCACCTCCCATCATCGATTTTTTCATGGTGAATATTTTACGGGGCCGGCCCGTCGGCCCGGCGGGCTTGCGATGATGTATTTTCAAGGTTTTACGCATATCCGTCTTGGTACCCCTTCTTATATCCTATACAGATATTGAGATTCGCCCCCCCCCCGTCACCTCATCCCACCGTGATACAAAACGGTAAATCGGCCACCGCCACGGTCACCTGTAACGGGTCACGGTCAAACTGGGATATCCAAAAGTGGTATTGGTCCTCACCCCCTCGGGCCCCCCGTTGAGCCAAGAATCCGATACAAAATTCGATGGTACAGGGTTTCGCAAAAGAAAATGGCTGGGTACATTTCACCGGGGTCAGTGTCGCCTTGTCCAACAGCACCAATTGGTGGTAATAATGACGGGGCCATTCCTTTTCACTAAAATGCACCACTCCCACCAGGAGAGAGGGGTCGGTCAGGTGTTCTCTAAAATAGGTCGAGCCCCGCCACCGCTTCACCAGGGGAGAGGGAAGGGCTCGTGTGGTATCGATGACCAAGCTCGCCGCCCCCGAGCCCGAGCCCTCCTCGAAATGTCCCACCTCCAGGGGAGACCACCGATAGATGTATCGGGTAGGTTCCCCCGGTCCCCTCACCACCGGTGACCAATTCTTCTCACACGAGGTCGGGGTCGGTGGCTCGACCACCGTGGCCGCCACTAGCCGCCTCCTTTCCGTATCGTACACCCCCGTGATGATCCGGGCTCGGTCACTCGGAGCATAATTGATACTGGTCCCCACGAATCGCACGGTCCCGTCGGTGGGCTCACTCCATATCCGAATATCCTCCACCCCGTCAAACGGGCAAGCTCGGGATTCCAGTTCCGTCGGGTTGGCCATCTCGTCGTACGACCCCGGGACCAATGTCTCGGGGTCCAAGACACTGAACAGGTTCCGGGTGATGATGACCCGGTCCGGGTGGTGAAAAATATACGAACCATTGGGGGCGAGCCGGTAGTTCACACACCGGGTATTCATACCCATACGACCATCGGGTAAGACCGTGACCGACGCGGACATGGGCACAAAATCCGGTATCGAAGGGTAAGTATAGGTCTGAGCCCGGTACGACCCCACATCCCGAGCGAGACAGAGGGACATGTACTCGGCCGGTATACGTATCATACGGTCATCGTGGTCCGCCAAGAACCATCCCGGCGACCAGTGCCCCGCCCACTCGAGCCAGGCCCAGAAATTCACCTCCCAGGTCATCTGCCGGTACTTGAACAGAAACTCGGGGAAATGGTCGACATAGCACTGGTGAAACCCGATGACCGACGCCCGGTCCCCCAAGAAGAACCCCCCACAGAACCGCCAATGAATCCGCCCCAGGATCTTGTCCCGTACCCCGTCGTCGGTGAGGGGGTCCGTCGGGGACGACCAGCAGCCTGGGACCAAGAGGTAGGACGGCGCCAGCCGGCTGGTGGCCAGCCCCCGGAGAAACGCTTGTGACCCCACGAGGTCCTTGAACACATGGGTGATATTGAAATCGATCCAGGCGAAATGGGTCGACCCCCACGGGTTCTGTTGAGCCGCGTCGTGTAAGAACTCGACCTTGGAATGCATGAGCACCATATACTCGTAGGTGTCCTTGGGCTCGTTACGCGAAGCGGGTAACCCCACGGTGTCGTATTGTTCGCAGAGCTTGTGGACCCAGGTGTCTTGGAGCCGGACCACCCGCATCAGTTTGAGGGTATCGGGAAAGAGTTCGACACATTGCCGGAGGAGTTCTTCCCCGGTGGGGTCGACATAGACACAGAGGTGAATCCCGGTTTCGAGGAGATGGAAGAAGCGGTCGAACCGCCAACGGACATCTTTGGTCGCGTAGGGGGAATCTGACGGGTAAATGGTCATAAAGGCCGAGACAAAGGTGATATGGGGGGTGGCCTCCATGGGATGTTCCTCCATACGATACCCCGAATACTAGAGATGTATATTATGTTATGTCTACATCGTTTACATGAGCAAAAAATTGATTCACCTTTTTTCCAGAGACCAGGACGTCAACCCCGTGAAAACCAACCAAACCCCACCACCCCCACCAAGATGTCGAGCTCTCCCCACACCATCATCACCACCACGTCCTGCCTCCTCTGTGCGGACCATACCACCCATGGGTGTGTATGTGTTACCCCCACGCCCCGAGGTTTCCCCGAAGCCTTACATGCCGCCCTCCAAGTGGTCGCCACCGAACTCGCCTCTCCCCTCATCTCCCCTCTGGCCTCTCCCGTAGATTCACCCCTATCCACCCCCTCCATCTGCTATATCACCTCTTCGACCCCCACCCCGCCCCCCACCCTCACCCACGAGTGCTGTATCTGTTACGATACCATCGATGCGGACAAGAACAATTGTGTGACGGACTGTGGTCACCGCTTCTGTTTCAAGTGTGTGGCGACTTCCCTCACGCATAACAACTGGGCCTGCCCCTACTGCCGGGCCCCCCTGGTGGACACCCCCGAAGAGTCCGAGGAGGACGACGAAGATGCAGACGACGACGAAACCCTGGAGACGGACGACGACTCCCCTGAGTGTGATATCGATGAGCTGGTACGCCGGCTCACCGATCAAGGTATTGGGATGAAGGAGGTGCTCTCCATGCTGATTGGCCGCTACAGCCCGGGTACCACCGACGAGGCCGCCTACGCCGTGTGTAACAAGTTCGACGAGATTGTGGAGGAGGCCGACCGTGAAGTGTATGAACAAGAGGCGATGTGGGACGAGGACACCCGTAACCCCCGTACCCAGTTGGACTTTGTAGAGATGAACCCGATGCATCCGGCTCGGGTGGCCGCCGTCATGTAGATAAGTGGGTTTGTGATATGGTTGTGTATGATAATTGTGTATTTATGGATAATGTTATAAGAAAATCCCGTGTCTCCACCCTTTTTTTACATCGATAGTTATATGCATAATGCCACTATAGCCACTACTATTGCTGCGACACATAATACTATTATTACACACTTATGGAAGCCGTCTGAGCAACCGCATTTTTTGGTTTCGGTTTTACTATAATCCATGATGTAATGTATATGTATTCTTTATATGGGTTAGACTACCCGTCTTCTTCCGGGGCCTTACCGTACACCTCGATATAGAGGGTCCGGAGTTTGATATCACTGTTACGGATACACTGTTCCACCTTACTCACGGTGTTTTGTAACAACCGGATTTTCAGGTCTTGTTCAATCGTCGTCATCACGATAAACGACACGATAAATGCCAACCCGAAATCGTGCCAGTTGAACATCATCAGTCGTGCCGGGTGGGCTTGGTACTATATATTCACAAATTGATTTTATATGGATATGGGGTATGAGTTCGGACCCCCGCCCGTGAATCTCCCGAGTATGTATCCATGGCACCACCCGCTCCCCTTCCCCCCGAGGTGTGGGGCCCCCACTACTGGTATTTCATACATACCGTCGCCTATACCTACCCCGAGTTCCCCACCCAGGTCACCAAGCGTAAATACTACGACCTCATCCAAAACCTCCCCCTCTTCATCCCCGACCTCACCATGGGGGACAAGCTCGCCGAATTCTTGAACCGCTACCCCGTCACCCCCTACCTGGACAGCCGTGAATCCTTCATGCGGTGGGTCCATTTTATCCATAACAAATTCAACGTCATGTTAGGTAAGGACGAAATCACCTTTTACGAGGGTTTAGACCGTTTCTACCAAGCCTCGTCCCCTCTCCCCCTGGTGGATATCCGTTCCAAGACATTGTATCGGGATGTCACCTATATCGCCTTGGTGGGAGGGCTCTGTCTGATGGGTTATCTCTATGCCCGGGCGAGGTGAGCCCACCGGTGGCCCCAACCCCGTCCACGTCCCATATCTCATACATAATGTATAGGATCGGTACCACCACCACCGGATATCGGGGTCGGCACCCACCTCCATACCCATCATGCGTATTGAACTCTGGCTCCTCCTTCTCGGGGGGGTGGTCATTGCCAATATTTATACCGAGGGTCGGTACCTGAAACAACTCTATAAATGGAAAAAATACTACCAAATGGTCGGGGTCGTCTTGGGAACGTTGTTCCTCTATTTCCTCATCAAAAAGAACCCGATGCAGACGGCGGATATCCTCCAGGCCTCGAATGATTACCTCAAATATCTCCCGTTGGATAAGAACAGTGCCAGCTTCGTCTCTCCCATCTTGGATTTCACCCGTCGGCAAAACCTGTACCGGGGGACGGTCCAGGCGGGGTCGATGGGGGCGGCGGCCTACCCGGTGGCTCGGTTCCCTCCGGGGGCATCCAGTGGCCCCCCGGCCACACCGGCCCCGACCACCAAATTTGTCCAGGTGGGGCAGACCACGGCCACCGAGACCGGGGGGCGCGGGGCTCGCCTCATGAACTCGGGTAAGGGGAGTACCAAGAGGTCCGTCAGTGAGACCAAGAAGAAATTCGTGGCCTCCAGACAAAACTGGCGGTGTGGGCACTGTAACAACCAGCTCTCCGCTTGGTTCGAGGTCGACCATAAGATTCGACTCGAATACGGTGGCGACAACCATATTGACAACTTGGTGGCCCTGTGCCGCGAATGCCACGGGGAAAAGACCGCGATGGAGAACCTGTGAGCCGAGGCTTGTTTGCTTGGTCCTTATAAATTCACGTATCGTCATATGATATACGTGTATTGAGTCCCATATCGACACTCGGGGGTATGGCCATCCCCCCCTTTCAGAATAAAAATAGCCCGGGGACCCCCCCACCCCTCCTGATATTTGCTTCCTATGTACTCCCCCTTATTCTCTTGGTCTTTATCGGGCTCTACCTGAGTACCTCCCACCAAAGTTCCGATCTCTTCAATACCTACCTCTGGGTGCTCGCCATCTTGGGTCCCGTCGCCATCACCGTGGCGTTGGCCCTCCTCTTCCCCATGTTCGCCACCCAGGGCGGCTTTTTTGGTCTCGCCATCGCCATGGTTTTGGTGACCCTGGGTATCATCATGGCCTACGACTACAGCCGTAACTACAGTGCCCTCCTGAACCAAGCCGCCGGTTACTTGACCCTGGCCCTCATCGTCTTGGTGGGACTCGCCCTCCTGTTTAGCGTCCTGAAATCCTACACGAAGGACCGGGGATGGACCGGCTTCTGGATGAAGCTCTTCTTTTACCTCCCGTGCCTCTTGGTCGACGCGATCACGGGCTGGATGCAGGACCTCCGGGTGACCCCCCGACCCACCCTCTTCCTCTTGGTGGCCGAGATCCTCCTCATTCTTATGTATGTGTATGGCCCCACCTGGTACACCCAACTCCGGTCCCTAGGGGGTCCGTCGAGCTCCACCGTGCTCCAGGCCACCCCCGTCTTTCTCCATACCAAGAAGGAGACCATTTTAGCCACCAACAGCCAGCTCGCCCTCCCGACCCCCGCCCCCGGGCAACCCGCCAACCCGAGCCCCTACCGGCAGCAATACTCCCTCACGGTCTGGGTCTCCATCAACCCTGACAGTACCCCACCCCCCGGCGAAGAAGTCAATATCCTGTATTATGCGAGTAAGTCTGTCGATAACCAGAACCAGTGGATCTATCGCCATCCCAAACCCCGGGTTACCTACACCCGGGACCCCACCACCCACCAAGAATCCTTCCGTATCCATGTGTCTGACTCCCCCCAGACCCTCCCCCCCTACCACCTCCAAATCGGTAACCAAGCCTGGCACCAGTTGGTCTTTGTCTACGCGGCCGACCATCTCGACCTGTATGTCAACGGCCATTTAGAGAAAACCTGGGCCAAATCCGAGGGTATCACGTCCACCTATACACCTCATGACATGATTGTCATCGGAGACGACCAGCATACCCTCTACGGGGCCGTGGGGAAAGTGGTATACGACGACCACCCCCTCACCGCGGGTGAAGTCGCCAACAGCTGGAATATTGACCGTCTCCGGGCCATGAACGGGTTCGCCTGAACGAGAGGAGGAGGGACCCGGCCTGTGTGGTAAATTTCAATGGGGATATAGTATAAGAAGAAAACACCCGACCGTCCTCCACCCGTATCCTATATACCATGTCCCTCGTCTATATCGGTCTCATCGCCCTCGTGTTCATTTTATTATACATCCTCTATGTGTATTTCCATTCGTCGAGTGCCATCGCCTCGGGACTCATCAACCTGAATTCCGTCAACCCGGCGGTCGTCATCACCGATAAGCCCACGAGCTACCAGTACTCCTTTGGGGTGTGGATTTATGTGAATTCTTGGAACAATAACAACAACAAGCCGGTGTTTGCCGTCCCCAACCAGATTCAGGTGTATTTCGACAAGACGACCCCCACCCTCTTGGTGGATATCAAGCAGAACTGTGCGTCGTCGGGGACGGCGGCGGTGACCCCTCCCATCACCCTCACCGACAACTTCCCCATCCAAAAATGGACGTACGTGACCGTGGTGGTCGACAACTTCTTTGTCGATATGTACCTGGACGGTAAGATGGTCAAGTCGATCAAGTTGAACTGTATGCAGTCGATGCCCTCCTCCACCAACACGTCGGTGTATTTAGGCGGAAATCCGGCGGTGACGAGTGATATCATGGTGACCAAACTGTACCGGTGGTCGTATGTGCTCGCCCCCCAAGATGTTTGGAAGACCTACATGGCGGGTAACGGAGTGTCGTCCACGTTTGCCACGTATGGGATGAATCTGGATATCCTCCGGAACAATACCATCCAAAACACCATCAAGTTGTTCTAAGTCACCAAGACGACCAAGAACCCCCACTGAAAACCCGTGCCCGTGCCCGTGCCAACTGAAAACCCATGTATATGGTATAGACGTGATACCATATACCCCATATTCATACCCTATCCAATAGATATATTCATACCCATACCCACCTGTGATGAATAACGTCCCCAATTTCGCCAATATACGCACCAACATCGGGAATGCCGCGGGCCAAGTCGGTAATCTGGCCAACAACCTCGGGAACAACACCAATGCCGCCATGGCGAACCTCAAGACCAATGTGCAAACCACCTTGAATCAGTATGGTAACCCCCGGGCCGTCGCCACGTCCGACCCCGAATTCCTCAGCTCCAACAGCCTGACAGCCAAAATCGCTTTTACCATCTTGGTCCTCATCGTCTTCGCCGTCTTGGTCGTCGTGGGGGTGAACCTCATTGCCTATTTTACCCAGACCCCTACGAACCCCATCTTGGTTGACGGTATGATTGACGGAAACAACAGTATCATGTTACCGGGCAGTCTCATCGGCCGATCCAACAACCGTAAGCATGGTATCGAGTTTTCGTGGTCCCTCTGGCTCCAGGTCAACGATATCGGGAACAAGTCCCAACAGTACCACCATGTGTTCAACAAGGGGAACGGGACGTACAACCTCACCGCCACGAAGGTGAACGGGGTCTCATACCCCCTCGGTACGGGTATCGCCTCCGTCACCAACGCCCCGGGACTTTACCTGACCCCCACCTCGGATGCCCAAATGTCCCTTCATATCGTCATGGATTCGGTGGACCCGAACGCCACGGCCATGACGATGGACGTGGCCGGTATCCCGATGAACAAGAAGTGGGTGCATGTCGTGCTCCGTCTGGAGAACACCTCCCTCGATGTCTATATCAACGGTACCATTGCCGGTCGGCATATCCTCGCCTCGGTGCCCCGGCAGAACTATGGGGATATCTATGTGTGCCAAAACGGGGGGTTCGCCGGCAAGCTGTCGAATCTGCGGTACTTCCCCCATGCCCTCTCCGCCTTTGAGATCAACCAAATCGTGACCCAGGGGCCCAACACCACCGCGAGTAGTTTAGCGGGTTCCTCGTCCAAGGGTTCCCCATACTATCTCTCGAGTGCCTGGTACTTTTCCAAGATCTAAGGTCCCGGTCCCGGTCCCGCCCTCCGGCCCACCTCGCCCCACCTCGCCCCATGGGCATATCATATCAGACCATATGATATGATATGAGTAACACCACCAACAACCAGGATACCGCCTCCGGTTGTGCCGGGATTCAACTCCTCTTGGACCAACGTCGGCTCTACAGTCTCTATTCCCTCCCTCCCACCCGTAATGAAATCACCTCCCCCTACCCCCAATACACCGCAGACCAACTCAACATGCGGCGTAAGGCCGAAATCCTCCGGTATGCCAACAATCGCCAGAATACCAAGACCAACAATTTGACCAAGAAGGAACAGTTTGCCCTCTTGGCCCGGGGGGCCGCCAACCAGCTTTCCCAGTACAGTATCGATGCCTTGGCCCAGCCGGCCCTCCAGCCCTACTACTACGGGTACGACGTATCCCTCCCACCGGCCGGTCAACTCCTCCCCGTCGGTACTCAGGTATCGGTCACGGGGGTCGGTATCTATCCCCGGACGTTCACGGTGGCCGGTAAATCCTATATTACCAACATCCAGTTCCAACATAATAGTTCCCTGGGGTCCATCGTGGCCATCGTGAACCCGGACCCGAAGCACCCCGTCTACCAGGTGCTGTATACCGACGGTACCTCGGACCAGGTCACCTGGGAGATGGTCCAGGTGATCCAGCCCCACGCCGTCAACGGAACCTGTGCTACCACGAACACCCATCTCCTCACCAACTGGTCCACCGCCTCGGATGTCCCCGGCTCCCCCGTACTCCTGTATCTGGATCCCTCCATCCCCCTCTACAACTATATCACGGCGGTCCAGAGCTCGTTCAGTAGTGCCACCTCGTCGGATACCTCGGTACTGAAACTCTATACCACCAATGAGCTGAATTATGTGTATGCGAATTTGGGAACCATGGCCGAGCCCGACGACATCGGCGCTACCGTCCTATACCAAACCCGGAACTCCTCCATCGGGTCCATCATCCTCACCAACAACCTAACGACATCGACCAATACCACGTACAACTTCAGTATACCCATCGGGATTTGGTATATCGGGTCCATCGGGTACGGGGTCATCGATAGTAGTAACTGCCCCGATATTTCGAGTAATTACCGCCAATACATCGCCCCCCATTACGATTCCAGTGGAGTGTATAAGACGTTCCAAGACCAGTGTTATCGGAAACCTCCGGGGATATTCAAGCCGACGGATGTCATGAATTTCCATATCATGACCGACCAGGATGCCCAAGGTTTCCCGGCCGTGGATCTCACGGTGACGTATAGTGGTAAAGTGGTCAAACCCATCACCGAACCCACCTTCCAAACGGTCTTCCATGATGTCTCGTTTATCCCGTACGGGGTGAACCCCACCCATTTCTACGGTATTCAGTATGTGGGTAACCTCAATATCAACGGTCTCACCTTGGGGGTTCAACCCCTCGATGTGTTTGATCTCAATGTACAGCTGAATTATACGTATAATACCACCCTGGCCTACCAGCTCGACTATTTCCAGACGGGCTTGTTTTTCAATCTTACCAGTATCAACCAAAACGCGTTTGGAGGTATTACCCCCAGCTCGGTACCCCCGGTCCCTTTTTTACTGAGTTCTTTCACCGGGTACAACCCGGGGTCCACCACCCTCAGTCAGACTCCCTATATGCGGGATGGGGTCCGGGTCATGGCCTACCCCAATTATATCAGTATCACGGAAATCAACGGGAACTACCAGACGTTCAATCTCCACCGTACGGGGACGGCCCCGGGGGCGGCTTTCACCTACTACAATTTGACCGGGAAGAGCTTCACCGACCGGTTCTTGGTCCCGTCGGACCCGTCGAGTGGTTTCGTATCGACCTATACCTATTCCTTGACCCCCATCTATAATCATATGTACGGTATGTCGGAGCCCGTTCCTCCGATATCCCTTCCCCCCTTGACCATCCGGGCGGTGGTGGATACGACCCAAATCACCACCAACAGTATTCCTCTCGTCAATATCAGTGGGAATTATACGTCGTTCAACCTTCAGCGGTACATCGTCGGTCGGACGACCTCCCCGGTCCTCCTCACCAACTTGACGGGGACCCATTATACCGATGTCAGCCTGGTGGCGGGGGTCACTTACCGGTACATATTGACCCCCATCTTCACCGACCCCGGGGGGAACCGTCTGGTGGGTCGTACCTACACCCTTCCGGGGACCTATACCACCCATAATGTGTATATTCGGGGTACCTTCGGGGCGGTACGGCCCTTTTCGGTCGAGATCCGGGGGATTTCGGGGGAATTCGACACCTTCTCGGTGATTCGTGACGGACTACCCACCCGGATTTTCTACGACCTGTCGGCGGGGTCGCATTCGTACATCTCGACGGACCCCTCGGGATTCTTCATCTTCAAGGACCCGGGACCGGGCCTGACCCCAGGGAGTTCCTATACCTACTCGTTCCTCCCTACCCGTAACGGGATCGACGGGGTACGAACCTATATGAGCCCTCGGCCCGTCAAACTCCCCCTCGTGAGTGCGACGGCCAAATTGGGGGCCATCACCGCGACGGCGGTGCAAATCGTCGATATCAGTGGGTACTTTGACCAGGTCACCCTGACCCGGAGTGGTAACCCTACCCAGAGTTATACATTGTTGAATAGCACCGATACCAGTTTCGTCGATACTGGTAACGGACTCACCCCCGGAAATATCTATAGTTACTCGGTACTACCTAGTCTACAGGGTACGACGGGGCAATCTTATGTTTTATCTCCTGCGAATATTCGAATCCCCCTTCCTTAAAATGAATATCTATGGGTATATATGTCCGAGTTCCTATCCGTGTCATCATGTCATATGGGTGGGGGTGGATTAAAATTCCGCTTTATGGGTCTTGAACAGGCAACCCGCCCGAACCAAATTCTCAATATCCACAATGGCATGGGGGTCTTGGATACTACAGTTTCTCAACCAGACCTTGACGATACAAAACCCACGCTTGGGAGAAATCGTAATCCCGTTGACCAGGTCCATATGAGGCCGCTCGACCGTGAGTGAATATCCACAAAGGCGGTAGGCCAACTCCCGCCACACCGCCACCACGACCTTGTTGGAGACCTTGTATGAGAAGCAGCCTCCGTTACGGTTACTGGTATCTTCCCACATGGGGGTGACCCCTTCCCGCATCATAAAGAGCATACAATTTTTGATGATATTGTCGGTGACGTTTTCGTTGACCGCAATGAGTTTCTCGAGGGTATCAATATCGTTGACAATGAGCTTGTAACTCGCTAGATTCCAATTCTTATCGTTGGGGAGATGGTAATAATAGTTCCATCGTGCTGGGAGGACCCGGGTGGTCTCGAGAGCGTCGATACGCTGAGATAGGGGGGGGAGTGACGGTGCCAGAGGGGCCTCGGAGGCCGGCACCATCACCAAAGGCTCGGGAGGAGGGGTGTCGTGAGTGTCGTCATCTTCATCGTCTAAAAATCGTTCCCAGGGATGCTCATCCTCCCCCCCATTTCCTATATCTCCTACATCATGATGATGATCACGGAGATTATCATGATCATGTATTTTTATAAGTAGATTACGGTCCGAATCCGCAATATCACCACCATTCAATATCCCCAGAGTTGATTTTACCACATAGCTCGTCATATACGTCACAATCCAAAAAGGGATGAGATAGGGGGGTGGGGGTGGGAGTGAAAGGGGGAGATACGGCTTCTCGCACGTAATATATAGATATAGGGTGGAAGTTTTTAAGTACTTGTCGGCGGGTCAAAGACCCAGGGCCCCCTCCCCCCACCCCGGCGATGGGTTTATTCCACCTGTCTCTTCATATACGTATTGGCCTGGAGTTCGATAAAGTCCTTGTACCCCAATTCCAAGTAGTTGATATGGTCATCCATGATTTTCAGCACATATTTGTCATCAAACACCGCCGACCCTTCCCCCACCGTATACAACAGCATCCGGTGTACCAAGACCGCGGAGAACAGGTGATTCCCCACAAAAAACATCCCCCGGGGAACCTCCAACGCCACCTCGTGTCCCATTCGGGGATGGGAGTACGTCACACTGATGAAGCGGACCTTGGACGGTACCATCTCCAAGTGTCGCACATCCGACAGGTAACTGAACTGCGTGAGGTCTTGTTCCAGAGTGGACGGAGGCCCATGGTGAAATTGATACACATACAACATACGGGATAGGTACCGATTCTCGTCGTATTTCACGAGGATATGGGGATTATCCTCCCACATGGGGATAGTATACCGGGTACGATGGTGTTGTGACGTAAAATACTGTATAAAATGGATGTTCGTCACGAAGGTATCGAGGTACCGGTAATGGTCATACCACTGGAGGGGTCCTCCCTCGGTGGGAGCCACATGCCCCACAAAGTGAATCCACGGAACCAACTCCGGCTCGATATGAATATGAAAGAGGGCCCCATACACACGGTGGGTGGTACGGGTGAGGGCACGATGGAAGTATTGGATGGCCGGGGAGTGTCGGTACAATTCGGTACATTGTTCGGCGACATAGACTTTGATATTCACATAGCAATCCACGAGGTCGTACATTCGGTCAAAGGTCCACTGAAACAGTGCCTTAAACATGGAGAGGGAGGTGGATATGGGTCGGTGGAGATGGGTGAGAGGGGAGTCTCGATACCCTAGGGTATCACGATGTGTCTATGTCGGTTTGTACCGATGGTCAAAACGGTGTAAACGTACCCCCCCATATTGGGTATTGGACATGCCGGTACCTCCCCGGGTCGTGATATGTGTATTCGGGTGTATCACCCTCCCCCAGTACTGTCTGCAACTCCTGAAACTCCAGGAAACCTGGGGGCGGCGAGCCGAAGAGGTCTGTGACGTCCCGGTCTACTATTTTGTGGGGGAGGAACACATCGTCGGCTTGGACCACCCCGAGGTCTTCCGATACCCTCACCGTATGATTTACCTCCCCGGGGTCGCCAACGACTACCTGTCGGCCAGCTACAAGCAAAACCTGGGGCTCGCGTACCTCCACTCCCATGGCTTGGTCGGGGATTTCGTCTTTGTGTGTGGGACCGATACCTTTGTCAATGTGGACACCCTGGTCCGGTTTCTGACGTTCTTCGACCCCCAAGAGCGGCTCTATATCGGGGGGCACCACGACCATTTCAACAACCACCAGCTCCAGTTCGACCGACACCTCCTCACCGCGTACCCGGAGGCCGGGATGACCCCCCTTCCCCGGGACGATATCCAGTTCCACCTGGGGGGAGCCGGCTTTGTCCTCTCCCGGGGGATGGTGTCGGCCTTGGCCCCGTTCCTACCCACCATGACGGATGTATGGATCACCCAGTGCCGGCAAGCCCACCAAGAGGCCTATATCCCCACCTGTGATGTCTGTCTCGCGATTTATATCTCGTGTTTGGGGGGGAAATCGGTGCGGTATTTTCACCGGTTCTACGAGTGTAATTTTCAGGGAATGGTGAATTTGACCAAGATGTATGGTTACCCGCGGTTTTACCACTGCTGTAATCACCGTATCCAGCCGGCCCATATCATCTCGTGTCATAACATGAGTTTGGGGGATTTTGACCATTTTACGAATATCTTGGACGAGCACGGGTGGTTCCGGGGGCCGGCGGAGCCGGCTCTGTTGGACTCACCATGAGTTCTATCCAAAGAGATCGTCAAAATAGTGTTGGTGAGTGGGCCGCCCCTTCAAGAACCACCAGAGATATTCGCACCAGTTCATAGGACGTCTGGTTGCTATATGGAATCGAGTGATGATACCGTCACGAATGCGATAAGAATACCGCTGCGATACGATCTGGGGGCCGCCACAGAATTCACCAACGTAGCATTCATATTGCGGGATATTATATGCCGTCATACCTTCCATCCGGGGTTGGGCGGGGAGCTTACGCTTACTAAGCCACGCACGTATATGAGACGAATTGTCAAAATAGACACTACACCAATTGTCAAACGGATTATTCGGTCCCCAGATACTGGGAACGTAAACTGTTCGAGGAACCGTTTGGAGCAACCGGTATCTCGGGTCGTGCTTCGCCAACTGATTCATGTATTTACCGGCACGTTTACGTAGGGTACCGTCGTAGGCCAAGACCCGGTCCACCAGGTCTGACGGTAACCGGTGCCAAAGGGACGGCACGGGGGTGGTTCCAGATATCTCCATCGGTACTACTATGGAGATATCGAGCTATGTTTTTATATATTTATGGATATATGTGTGTATCCACGGGTGGGGTCGGGTGGGACCGACCCTTAGATGTCCAAGGAGATGGTATTACGGTCACTCCGCTGCTTCCGCCGGGTCCGCTTAGGGATGGTGGCGTTTTGCATGTCACGTAAAGAAGTGACACTGATCATGGAG